CAGGTTTCCCACGCCCGTTTCCGCCATGCCCGCCACGCGCAAACCCATCCAGGCCGAAAGCCCATAAGCCACCGCCCGCTTGTCCTGGGCCGCCCGCCGCTCCGGATCTCCGAACGCCACAAACGGCGCATCGGTCTCCAGGTTGGGAAAATCCGCCGACGGCACCCCCAGGTAAACCGTGAGGGCCTTGTCGAATTCATCCGTGGCCCAGGCCTGCAAGGCAGCGTCCTGGGCCACGGCGGCGGCAATGGTGCGAGCGAGGGAGTAGGGGGTCATGGCCGCGCTAACTCCTGATTAGGTGGCCAACGTGTCGGTAAAGAGAAAACCGGCATCCGCGCTGGTGATTTTGGCATCGAAGGTCTCGGAGGCCTCGACCATCCAGGCCTTCTTCGAATCTTCCCACCATTTGCGCACTTCGCGGTACACGTCCGAAGACATCACTTCGCTTTCCTGACCGGCATCTCCCATCCACTCGAAGATGTATCCGGCATTGGGCTCATTGATAGCCGGTAGCGCCGTGCGGTAACCCAGCCAGGCGCTGCCTTTGGTGGCGTTGGTCTCCCACATGCGCACGGCGTTGAACTCTGTCCCGGCCACGGTCTCTTCCGAGTTTGAATAGATGGCCCCGCCCACCAGCACCTCATCCAGACCGAAAAGCTGGGCAATCAGGTTGGGCGTTACCACGGCCGGACTTCCCGCCGTGGACGAGTATTTGATGCGGTCCAGGACATCTTCGTTCTGCAGGATGTTGTCCCAGGTGTTGGCGTCCACCACCAGCACATTGGGGTCGATGCCGATCAGTTCGCGCACCGTCTTTTTAGCCAGGAACATGTCGGGAATGAAGGTGTTGGTGGTGGCCGTGGCCAGCCAGTTGCCTTCGGCATCGTTGGTGCTGGTCCAGTTGGCGGCCGTGACGATCTTTTGGGAAACGACATACTCTTTGCGCAGCATGACCTGGCGCATCACGTAGTTGACCGCCGTTTCCCAGGGCCGCAAAGCCGCATCAGCGTTGTTGATCAGTTGCACCGGTACGGGATGGGCCAGGGCGTATTCCAGGCATGAATAAGAATCGCTGGTCAACTTGTAGCCGCTTTGGGCCGCTTCGGCGCCGGCACCGCGCACCTGGGCGTCCAGCCGGAACCAGTCGCCTTTCAGAAACTTGAAAAAGTAATCACTGCGCTTTGCCACCGGGACATGCGGGAACACGCGGTCGGCGATAAACATCGGGTTCAAGTAGCCGATGGCCAGGGCCGTCAACGCCGCATCCTTGTGGGCACTTTTGGGAGTCGGATTCATCGCTTTTTCTCTCCTTTGTGAAGTTATTCGCGGACTATCTCATTGGCCCGCTCATCGAAACCCGCGCTTCAACGGCCCGCTATTACGCCGGCACGCTTGTCTCGTTGACGATCAAAAGAACGGCACCGATGTCGTCTTCCGAACCGGTGGCCTGGATGCACACACCCCTGGAGATATCCCCTTCGGTGTCCGAAGCATCGCCCTTGCCGTTGTCCGAGGCGCTGACATACTCCGCCTTGACCTGCACGCCCACGGCAACCGCGGCATTCATGACCAGCTTGCTGACGCCGGCCACGCGCACCACGGCATCTTCGCCGAGGGCCGGAGCGTTTTGAAGAATTCCAACGGGGAACTCCGCGCCGCTGTCCAGCAGATCCACGGTGCCGTCATCGGCCTGATGCACAAAACGGTATTGGTAGCTGGACAGATCCTCGGCCGCCAAAAAAGTGATATCGATCCCTGAATATTGAACGCTCATGCGTGAGCCTCCTTTTTTACCTGCTAATTTTTGTTGCCTTCATCCGTGCGGCACGCCCGCAACGAAACACCTTACCGGCTGGTCAAGGCCTGGTATTCGGCCGCCAGCTTCTTGTCACCGGCAAGCACCCGGTGGATGGCCTCGGAAATACCGATCTTCTTCTCCTTGGCCATGGCCGACGCCATCCGCGCCACCTTCCGGTCGGCCGTCTCTTCGCCGCTCGGCATCGCCGGCTGCTCGGACCCCTGGGGCGGCGTGGCCTGGTTGGCCAGCTCCCGCAGGCCATCGGCCCGCTTTTGCTTCTCGGCCGCGTAAAAGGCCTTGAAGGCCTCGGCCGTGCCGGTGCCCTCTTTGACCGCCGTCAGGGTGGCCGCCGGGTCGGCGCCGGCCTCCAGCAGCTCGACCACCCGGCCGCGCTCCGTTGTCTGCCCGAGTTGGAAGGCCTCGCTTGTGATCGCCTCGAACAGCTCGGGGTGCTCCTTCTTCAACTGCTCTTTGTCCATGGATTGACTCCTTTCGATGGTTTCGACCCCGTGGTCGAGGTCCTCTGAAAGCGCGATCGCCGCCGTGTCCGGGTCAGCGCCCAGGGCCACAAACGACGTCTCGCGCACATGTGATTTCTGGTAGATGACGGCCGGGCCGCGCACTTCATAGCCGTTGACCGTCTCCGTCTCTTTTTCGCTCTCCAGGATCTTGTACTGATCCGGCCAGATGCCCACCGAGGCCTGCCAGGGAAAGCCCTCGTCGGCCAATTGCAGCACTTCCAGGGCGTCCTTGGTCACCCGCGAAAACTCGCCCTCGATGTACAGATTATCGCCGTCCTTGTAGGCCTGGCCGAAACCCACCACGCGCTCGGCCTCATGCTGGCGCAAAATCGGCATCTTGGGCTCGGTGCGGATGCCGGCCATGTCGATGGCCAGGGCGTAATAGCCGCGCTGGACCGGCTTTCCGGTTTTGGCCGTGATCAAAAAGCCCCGCGGGCTCTCTTCGCTGCCGTCCGCCAGCTTCACCGCTGGCATCGCCGTCAGCTCCACAGGCACCGTCACCGTCAAGGCCGCGTTGTGCTGGCTGTCCCAAACCGCGTTACAGGCCGCAAAAGCGCCGCGCTTATCCTTGCCGTCCTTCACGCCCGCATCGGTGCAGCGCTTCAGGTAATCTTGCTTGGCCTCATTTTTCTTCGGGCTGCTCATCGCTCTTCACCTCATTTTCGGGACGCGAACGGTCGATGCGGGCGCCTTTTTCAGTGATATAGGCCTGCTCCCGGGCGAGCTGGTCCACGTTCTCTTCCCAGTCGCGCCCCTGGGCCGCGCACTCTTCCGCCTGATTGCTCAAACCATAGTCGATGGCCTTGCGGGCCGCCTCGACTTCCTTTACCGGGTCCACCCAGCCCCACGACCCGCCGATCCACAGCGCCCGGCAATACTCGTGGCGCAGCGCGTAAAAGTCCGGCGCATCGAACATCCCGCGCAGGAACGCCTCTTCGAGCACCAGTTCATAAATGGGCTGCATCAGCTTGGCGGCAAACCACTTGCGCCACCGCATGAACATGCGCCGGCCTTCGAGCAGGGCCGCCCGCGCCGACGAGTAATTGGTTTTGGAAAAATCCTTGACCAGCAGTTCGTAAGGCAGGCCCAGGGCCATGCCGATCATGCGCAAAAGGCTATCCACGTAGCCGGTGTAGTTGTCGCCCGGCTGGTTGGGCTGCACCACATGCACCCCGTCGCCCTGGCGCAGCCGCGTGATCATGCCCGGCGCAAGCTCGGTGGCCGTGCCCGCGGCGTCCGTGCGCTCGGTGCCGAACGCCCCAAACTGATTTTGCTGGGTGATAAAAACCGCCAGACAGGCCGCCACCCGCGCCGTCACCAAGGTGGCCTCCTGATACTTGGCCAGGTCTCGCAAACGAGTCAGAATCGGCGCAAAAACAGGAATGCCGCGCTGCTGGCCCGGCCGCCGGGTAGCAAAGACATGCAGCACCTTGGGCCGCCCGTTTTTATCGAAAGCATCGATGGCGTTGACCGTCGTCATGCTGCCAGTTTGCCGGATATGATACTTCAGCGGCTGGCCGCGCTTGCCAAACAGGATTCCGTTCTGGATCTCCTTGTTGGCCGTGCCGCTCATCGGACTGCAGAGCCGTTCGGATTCGATCAACTCAATGCAGCGCCCGAACGGACGCCAGGACTCATCAGCCCAGGTGGGAATGGCGATCACTTCGCCATCTTCGATGATCTTTGAAAGGGCCACGAATTGCAGTTCATCCATGGACAGCCGGTTATCCGCGCCGGCCATCTTGCAGAACACCTCCCAGGCGCTTTCCGCCTGGCGTGCCAACTGCTTTGCCCGCGCCTCGCTGATCCCCAGCACTTCGGCCCGAATGCGGCTTTGCGGCCCGAGGCCCGACCCCACGATGTTGTTGGCGTAAGTATCCAGGGCGCCCACCGCCACCGGATCGTTTCTCACCGCATCCCTGGCCCGCTCGCGCAATGCCGAAAGCTCGAACGCATCCGGCGTCTGCGAACCGACCGCCCCCGGCAAAATCCAATCCGAGCGCAAGGTCGTCACATCCGCCCCGCGGAACTGCCCCAGCATCTCCATCGATGCCCGCGCCGCCACACGCCGCGCACCGGCCGCCGGGCTCAACCACCCGATCAGCCGATCCAGCCGGTTACCCGCGGCCAGGTGCTTGTCAGCGCTCATCGACAAACGCCACCCTTCTAAAGATGCCATTGCCCGCGCTGCCAGCCACATCGGCCTGGACGATCGCCCGCAAGGCAATCAGCTTGTCCAGATCCACCCGCTGGAATTCGCGCCTCTGACCATTAACCTCGGTGGCCACGACGCGCTTGCCGGCCGCGATCTCCACAATGGCGGCATCGATGTTGGTCAGGTCGGAAGCAGTAAACGCCATAAAAAACCCCATCCATGGTGGTCCATCTTTTCATGGCCACCATAGCATGGGGTTTTGGGCTTCCCCGGCGATCAGGGGTTGATCGGGGGTCTATCGGGGGTCGAAAAGGGGTTCAAAGGGGGTTGACATGGTGTTTTGCTTTCAAGGTCCTTCCCCGCCAGCCATGTCCCTGATCCGCCGGGCATCAAGCTGGATGGGGTCTCCCGATGTCGTCACCTTGCGAAAAAAGTCGCTGATATTGGCCTTGTGCCCGAACCACTTGGAATTGATCTTGCGCACGGGCATCCCGATCCCCAAAAACATGTAAAACTGCTCGTCAGTTATGCCGAACTCATCACAAATAGACTTGACGCCGATCATCAGTTCCGTGCTTTTCTTCGCCGCCGCCATGCACTCCCTCACGCTGGTTGAGTATTAGATGTCAAGGCCTTTCCGGTAAAACCTGTCCGCACTTCAGGCACACACTCACATCGATGGATATGTACTGGTCGCGGCCGGACGAATTGACCAGCGCACTCGCCCGGCGCACCTGCTGGGCGCTATTGAATTCCGTGCATCCGCACCCCTTGCACGCCACCAGGGGCAGCTCATGCACCGGACAACTCAAGCGCACCGGTTGCCGCCCATCGTTCGACTTCTCCTTCGGAAAACGCGTAACATTGGCCATCGCTCTTTTTCTCCTTTCCTATTTTAGCCATCCACCGCCACCGGCGCCGACCCAGCCGCCGGAGGCCTGATCGGCATGTTCAACCTGGCGCTCCTTTTTCGGGGCATCCGGCCGCGCCCAAAACCGTGCTCCCAAAACATCCACCGCCAGCAAACACAGCACCGCACAATCCCATCCATGATTCGCCTTTTCCTGCGGGTTGACCCAAAGCCCGGTCTTCGGGTCGATCCCTTCCGCGCAAAGCTGGCGGGCATACTCCACATCCAACTCGCTATTGTACCGCCAGCACCCCGGATCGCCCGGCGTCACGCTCATGGCCGTGCTCACCGAGTTTTTAAAGTAATTCGTATCGAAATTGACGATCTGAAGCCCGCCCGGGATCGGCGTTTTCGACCCTGGGTAGTACTCGATATTGCCGAACATAAACGGCTGTGCCCGGCGCTCAAAGCCCTTGGTCGGCAGCACCCGGCCGCGATGCTTGCGGCAAAAGTCGTAAACCTCCTTGGTCTTGTGCCCCATGGCATCCTGGCAGACCAGGGCCACATGGTAGGCGTTGCCCTCGGTGTCCAGATACTGATCATTGAGCAAAATCCGCTCAAGATTATCGAACCCCTGCACGAACCCATGCCGCACACACCACGAATCCGGATAGAGCCCATACCCGAAGGCCCGCACATCGAACCAGAACCCGTTGTCCTGGGTGTCCACCCCGGCCACCAGCACCGCCACCTTGCCGCCCCCGGGAACGATGCCCGCCGGCCGGTCGTCGGCCAGCTTTAAAACCACATCCTCCTTGCGGGCCGCCTCGATGTGCTTCCAGGGCAGGGCGGCATACCCGTTTAGAAAATCCTTCAGCTTGTTTTTGTCGCCCAGGGTTTTCAGAAACGCCGCCGCGCACTCCCACAACGGCACAAACGGAGAGAGCCAGGCCGGCAAGTGAAAGCCGATGCGCAGCGGCTGATGGGAGCGCAGCGCCGCAGACAACTCCACGCTCGGCGCCGTCGATCCCTTGGCCGGCCGCGTTCGCCACTGGCCATCGCGCACCGCCCGGTCCCTGACCGCATCGTCCCACTTGGCTTCGCAATGGGCGCACTGGTACCAGGCGTCATGCGAGCCTTCGATAATCAGCGGATCGCGCACGCCGGCCGTCCACTTTATCCCGTGTCGCGTATCCCCATCGCCGAACGCCAGCACCTGATAACGGCCGCACTCCGGGCACTTGGCATGGAAGTCGAACACCACCTGGGCCTCTTTGGTCAGCGCCGTCCAGATCGGCCCGGTCTCGATGGTCGGCGAGCTGGTGCGCCACAGCTTGCGAACGCCTACAAACGTGCGCATGCGCTTTTTGAGCAGATCCACGGGCGAGGCCTCTTTTTTGCTGGCCGTGGTCGGGTACTTGTCTTCTTCGTCGGCGTACCCGTACATCGCCGGCCGGTTGGCCAGCCTCGAGGGCGAATTGCTCCAGGCCAGGTACATGATCATGTGCTTGAGCTTGATTTTAATCGCGCCCATGTCATCCGTGTAGCCCGTCAAGTGCTCGCGCAGCGCCGGCGAATCGGAAAACATCAGCGCCAGACGGTCTTTGGCGTTGTCCTTGGCGGTCTGCTCATCCGGAAAAACGATCATCGCATTGCCCGGCCGCATGTCCGCCGCGTACCCCAGGCACGTATAAACCGCCTCGGTCTTGCCCGTTTGCGGCGCCGCACACACGATCACCTCTTCCACCGATGGAAAGAACGAGGCATCCATGATGCCCGCCAGATAGGCCACGTTCGAATTGCGCCAGGGCCCCCCATGCCGCGCCGTCGAAGGCAGCACGCGGCAGCGTTCGGCCCACTCGGACACCGGTACCTGGCGCTTTTTGCGCATCGCACGGCGCTCGGCCCGCGACCAGCGCACCGGCAGCACCCAGCGGCCCGCCTCCCGCCGGATCGGCAGCGCATAGCCCGCAGACAAGGCAGCAGGCCCACCGATGGCCGCAATCCACTTGGGATCGATGGGCATAGCAGGGGAGGGCGCTGGTTGCATGGCGTTGGTGGTCATGGTTTTGCTTTCCTGGTCATTACGGACTAACTTTGTGGCCTATACCGACAACATACAGCCCTGATACTTTTCTATCATCCGTGATTATATACTTAGCTGTTTTATCACCAAAAACGCCGATGCTTCTCAGGAACGGGATTGCCGAAAAACTTGCAAGGCTGCCGTCTCTGAATTTGATAGGCATGGATTCGGTAATAATGTTTGTTGGATTGAGCCCGATAAGCCTTTTTTGTGGGTCGAAATATAACTCTATGTGGCTGTAATCTTTCAGATGAAGACATTCAACAGCCACAGTATTAAAAGATATCTGACCCCTTGTCCAAATTGAGATCATGGGAAAACTTGCGCCCCTCTTTTTTGTGTCTATGAATTTGCGAAAACCCATAAGCCACGCTCCCCCTATCGTTGCGCTGCCATCTGAGGCAGAACAGCCGCCCGAATAATAGCCAGCGCCTGCATCTCAACAGTGCGACACTCCCTCTCGGCAAGATCGGCCAGCGCCGGCAGTATATCCGGGTACTTGTCAAAGCGGATCTCCAGAGACGCGGCGTTCCTGGCCTTGAGGCCTACGCGGTCCCGGGCCTGCACGGAGTAACAAACTTTGCACAGGTGCATATATCCATCGCGGGACATCTTCGACCGCATGAAGTTTTCAATCGGCTGGGCCTGTCCTGCATGTTCGCAGCGATCGCTTCTACACGTTTTCATCTTGATATCCACTTTTGCGTCCTCGGGTTTCGCCTTCGTTGTTTTTTCTTTGACATAGCGGCGCTTGTCCGCATGCCTCTCTTGTGCCATGCCTTCGGTTCGAATTTTGGGTGGGCGCCCGCGGCGCTTTGGTTGCTCTTGAACTGCCGATGGTGCTGATGGTGTCGGTTGATCAACCGGCCCGGGTACAGGAATTCTCGGGTCAAGCGATTTTGCGTAGGCCCATCTTTCCGTGCATAGACCGCACTTATTTGTGTTCTTTTCGCCTCCAGATAGATGCCAGTCACATTGCAAACACGGGTTTTTTAAACTCATCAGTTTTTCCTCGGCAGTATTGTTGACGTCCGCAAAATGGCTTTAGGTCTTCAAAAAAGCTCCATCTGCACCGGTTTGGCCGGACGCTCGGGCTTAATTGCGTTAACCTTGCCCAGCTCGCCGTGGTTAACGTGTGGCCCTACCAGATACAGGCCGCACTTGTTGGGTATAAGCTCTTCGGCGATGCCGCATGGCCCCAGCGGCGTGGTCGGCAGCCCGGCCAGCAGCTCACCACGGCATATCGGGCATACAGAAATGAAATCCATAAACGGCTGCTTGTGCTTTTCGCAGTATTTCATAAGTGCTCCCCGCCATCGACCACCAGTGAGATCTCCAGATCCTCGATGGTCGCCATAGAGTTGAAAACCTCATCCATCTCAGAGCCCACCAGGGCCACAAACATGTCAAACTTTTTGGCATCCCCGCCGCAGGCATAAATCCAATCCCGCGCCCGCGTCCGCAGCAAATGCCGCAAAGTGGCCTCCAGCGTGCCCCACTTGACAGCGAACTGGGTCATGACATCGGCCTTCGGCAGATAATTTCCGCGCTCGCGCTCGAGTTCAAAGCGCAGCTTTTCTTCCTGGACCAGGGTCTTGTCCAGTTCCGCCTTGGCCTTGGACTTGAAGATGTCATTCAGGGCCGCATCCGCATCGCCGCCCTTGACCTTTTTCAGGTAACGCATCGCATAAGCCAGCGCTTCGGCCTCGTTGATCGACCCATCCCCATTGACCTTGACCATGTTCTTGGAGCAATCGCCGTAAAACTTCCCCGACGAAACCTTAAACCCCTGCGCCCGCAAAAACTCCCATGCCGCCTTGCGATCCGGCAGCGGCGCAGCATCCACCGCATCCAGGTGCTTGGCCGTAAGCTCGTCGACCTTGGATTTCAGGGCCTTTTCGGCAGCCTGCCACTCTGTTAGGTTGGCCTTGTTGTCATCGCGGCGGTAGGCCTCGAACTTGCGCACCCAGGCGTTGTACATGGTGCCCAGGGCGGCCCTATCAGTCTCCCCGGCAAGCTCCATCAGCTTTTCGATGTCGGCTTTATCCATTGGCCCTCAGCGCCGCACGGCCTGCACACTCTCTTGGCAGTACAACGCGACCGTCATGCACTTCAAAGTCTATCTCGCCACCGTATCGGTGCACCATTTCAGCCAGCTTCTTGCTGCACGGAAAGATCGTGAACCTGCCAGAACAAAGCAGGTCCTCTTTGTCCTGGATCTCATCCTGGCCTTCGGAGGTGGTCACCCATTGCACTGCGTCTTCGACTGCTGCCGGCGCCGTATCGCCGAGGCCCCATAGAATCGGTTCGGTGCACATGCCTTTCATGAACTTGCACCACGGCTTCGGATGCATCTCTACGACCACGTAGCCGCCTGTCTCCGGCACTTGCGGACCATTGATCGATTCGCGCATTTCTCGCATTAAATCGTCGATAATCTCGCTTTGCGGCCGAACTTCTTCGAAGATGGGCAATTGGGTTGCTTTCATGGCATCTGCTCCCAGGTGCGACCTTCAAGCTGGTTGAGCCCGTGCGAATCTTTTTTAAAGAAGAAAGGCACGCCTGCAGATCCGCATTGATCGCGCAAATCCATCGCCCACTCGCTTTTCATCTCGCGCTTCCCTGGGCCTGTCTCTGCACCGCAAACGACCCAATCAAGAGTTGGGGCATCGCTATGATTCATGTATCCTGGGCTGCTGTTGCCAGCCATAGCCCGCACAAAAGGGTGTCCCCAAGATCCACCCGAAAGAGCGTCCGATCCTTCAGGGCCGTGGCCAGGATGCCAGGAAGAAATGCGACGCAGATCCACCGGCCCCAGCATCGGCTCCACACTCACGAACCGCACCGCCGCAGGGATCTGGAGAAGGATCGGGATGCGTTCATCGGCTCTGGCCTGATTTTCTACGGTGACGCCAAGCCACACGTTAGGAAGTGGTACATCAATCATGAGCTCATCGTTTTTGGCTACCCAAGCCATAAACTCCGCCATCCGCGCAGGCCTTTTTGTGAGCAACAAAAACGTGTGGCGCACATAATTATTTTTTGCTGCTGGCAGCATCCTTGCGAAAATAGCCCTGATCCATTCAAACGGGATATTTTCATGGAACAAGTCACCCATAAATTGCACCCCAATTATTGCCGGAGACTTTACATTAAAGGGTTCATCCAGCTTTCGAGGGTCAGTATATGCCGCCATCCCACCGTTGAAAGTAACTCTTGTGGATGCTCTAATCTTCGGGTTTTTCTTCATTCGATCGGCCGTGCGCAGGTGCCAACAATGCGCGCAGCCTTCGCTGATCGGTGTGCACCGCATGGCTATCGGATTCCAGGTGTGCGTTAAGTATTCGATGCCGGTTTTATTCACTTCACACCCCCATAAAAGTTTGCGCCATTCACCACTTCAACCCCCAGGCCGTGCAGGTGGGCAAAGCACGCCGCATCGAAATAGACCAGCTTGCTGATCTCCTTTGATGCCTCCCAATTGTTCCAGCCCTTTTGCTCCTGGATCGCCAGCCGGCTGTCGGTGACATACACCACCACCGGATAGCGCTTGAGCAGCGCCCCGAGGGCGAGCACGCTTTGCGGCAACCCTAAATCAGCAGGAGGCGCATCGACGGCCTTTTCCTCGGGCTCAACCACAGCGGTGGGCGCCACATCCACCGAAACGGGATCAACAGCCTGTCCCGCCCCCCTCGAAGCCCCGCTGGACAAATCGGCACGGTCCAAAGCCCATCCGGACGGCAGGCCCGCCACTACCCAGGCGCGCACATCCACATCGCGGAACATCTCCCCGGGGTCTTTTCCGGCCGGCACCGGCCAGCGCTCGGCCGAGGGGTAGTTGTCGCGCCACCACTCCCAGGCCTTGGCGCCGGCCTCATCAAAATCGATGGCCACCAGGATCACGTCCGCCCGCGACAGGTGCGCATGGCAGGCCGCATCCGGTTTGGCGGAAGAGGTGCCCATCGACAACACCCCCGCCAGCTCGCCGGCCTCTTGCGCCACCAGGGCAAAATCAAGATCTGACTCGACCACCACATACGCCCGGCGCCGATCGCCGCACCGCATGATTGCCGCCGATGATCCGGGCACAAAATAATAGCGGGGGTCCGCCGCACTGCGCAGATCCTCCTTGGGCCGGCGCACACGGACGCGCATCAGATCGCCGTCATCATAAAAGGGGATCACCAGCCCGCGCGGTATCCACAGCTTTTTTGGCTTGCCGTTTTCCTTGATCTCTTCTGGCAACCCCCAGGAGACACGCGGCCGGTAAAAGGCTTGATCCAGGTTCATCCCCAGCATGAAGCGCTCGACCGTTGCAGCGTTGATCCCGCGGCTTTGCTCGAGGCGGGCCATCGCCGCGGCGTTATTCATCAACTCGGCATGGCAGGCGGCCACAAACTTTTCAGCATGCTCGCGCCACAACTCGGAGGGGTCCGCATAATCCCGTGGCACAAAGGCCTGGCGGTCAGACTTCGGCAACGTGGGCTTTGGGTAGCGGTCATCGTACTTTTTGGCATCCATTCCCGCCGCTTCGCACGCCTGGGGATAGCTCATTTTGTCGGCCCACTTGTAAAACTCGATCAGATCCCCGGCCTTGTCGCACTGCCGGCAATAAAAACCGCCGCCTTTTTCCTTTTGCGGCCACACCCGAAAGCGGTCATTTCCGGCACAAACCGGGCAGGGGCCGGCCCACTCGCCGCCGTTGGTGGTCGCAACGCGCTTCATCTGTAGCCCCTTGGCCTGCACCGCCGTCAAAATGTCCATATTTTCCTCGCCTCTTGACCATTGGACCGTGCTTTTTCGATGGTCCTATCAATGGTCCTGCACTTTTTTCTTTTGTTTTCAACTATCTGGACCATTGGGACCTTTTTCCTACATATAAATTGAATTTAATTTAAGAGAAAAAAATATATAGAATGTTCGTCCCTAAAATGGTCCCAATGGTCCGCAGCTCTCCCAACGAACCGTTTTTGCTCGCTTTTCTTTCTGGACCATTGCCTGGACCATTCAAAATCAATGGTCCCAAGGTCTTTTCCCATCATCTTTATCCTTGTCCGGGTTTAGTTCCCAGGAGATGGCCGGGTTGATCTCGATGCCGTAATAGCGAAACAGGCCGCCGGTCTTCTCGAACCGGAATCGCTCGCGCAGATATGAACCCAGCTTCTTTTGCTTGGGCGGAAAATTGCCGACGAACCGCTTCCACCACCTGCAAAAAAGCTCATACAGCTCGGTGGCGCCCGCGCCGCTTTTCGCATCGCCCACCAAACAACAGTATTCGACGAAGGCACCCATGTCGTCTTCGCCGCTTTGGTAGTCTTCGCCCTCCTGGCGTACCTTGATCGGGATATCCAACCCCTGGGCCTGCCATGCAAGGCACCCTTCGACCAGCCAGGCCAGTATGCCTGGGGCCTGCTCCTTGAGGGTTTCATCCAAGTGCGGATTAGCCGGTCGTTCGTTTTCAGCCGAGGGCGGCCGGTTTTTTAGAAAGCGCATCGTGAACGGAATATTGACCATGCGCGACCAGAAGGCCTTGTCCTGGCTGTCGGCCCGGGGCTTGAAGTTGGACAAAAGGAATAGTGTGTGGCAGGGCTCGAAGGTAATCGGAAACTTGTCGTTGGGCCAGCGGCCGGTCAGGCTGTCCTTGCCAGTGAGCAGCTTCACCCGGGCCGCCGATACCTTTGCGCCATCCTCGGTCTCGGAGGCATACGCCACCCGCAACCCTTTCAGGCTCATGATGTCCGGCGACGGACCAGAGCTGTTTGACCGCTGCCCGGCCACCAGCATCTCCGATGGGATCGGCCCGGCCATCGGCCCCAGGGCATAAGACACGCCCTCCATTAAGGTGGTCTTGCCATTATCGCCACCCGGGCCGGTTAGCACCGGGAAAACCTTTTCGATCACCTTGCCGATGATCGACAGGCCGAACAGGCGCTGGTTGAAGGCCACCATGTCCGCGTCACCGGCCATGATCTCGGTCAGCGCCCCAACCCAAACATCCCTGGGCGCATCCAGCCCCCTCCACTCCACCGGCGAAGCCTTTAGCAAGAAATCGTCCGGCCGTCCGGGGCGAAACTTTCCCGTGCGCAGCTCGATCACGCCGTTTGCGCACGGCAGCAGCCAGGGCTTGGAGTCCAGCTCGGCGCCATCGATGGCCAGCGGATCGTCCGAGGTGTGCGAGAACTTCAAGCAGAACTGGCGCCGGCTGTCGCCGCGCAACTGGTTGGCGCGCTTTTCAAGGTTCTCGATCAGCGCATTCAGGCCCTTTACCATCTCCTTGTCGCTGACATCGGACATGCCGGCCTTAATGCTGGCCGCCTCTTTCTCGTAGGTCTCGGCCACCACCTCGACCGCCGCGGCGGCCGCACCCATCTTGTCGATCTCCCAGTGGTGCCCGGCCCAGCGCAGCCAGACATCCATCGATTTACAGAAAAGAAACTTGCCCCGGAACAGCGCCTTGAACAGCTCGCCGTCGCCGTGCTGGTTCGTCCGCAGGCATGCCCGGATAAACTTCGAAGAGATTTGCGGCCCGCTGCCACCAGGAGGTGGACCGCCGCGCCGCTTGTCCTCTTCTTCTTTCCGCGCCTCGACCTGCCGGCGGATCTCGCTTAGGTCCGTGATTTTATCGCTCATAATCGCCATTTCGGGCCGCCCGATAGATTATGCATTAAAACAATAACATAAAAAGAGAAGTTAAAGCGCAACATGAATTGCCGTTTCATATTTCATTTCATTCTCGATATTCAACTGGGCGCACCGCCCGCGCCTATTGAAACCGTACAAAAAATATCCCCAAGAGGGACCCGCGATTTTATGATGCACGTAGTCAATCATCGGACCTTTGCCTTGCCTTTCTCAGCGTGTGGGGTGTGGGGGTCTATGTCCTCGCCTTCTGCAATGCCTGACAATTTTAGTTGCGCCTTCATCGAAGGTCCGAACCGTGCGCTCAATGAGTGTGCCATAAGCATCATCCGCATTCTTTTTTCGATCTGTGAATATATAGACACCTGGATGAGTGCCTGCTCGTTGGTGATATTACCCTCCTTGAAATCACCCAACATATCTCTCAACTCGCCTATTTCTTTTTTAATCATGCTCATGTGGTTATCTCCTTTTTTGCAGCTCTAAGCTGGCGTACTAATGCGAGCTGAACTCTGCCCAATTCGAGCATTTCATGGCTTATTTGGTTTGTTTTTATAGAATATCTTGTTCGTAGTTTGTTTTTTACATACCTATCAGAAATATCTGATACGCCCGTCTTTTGGTGATAAACTATTTTTCTATGGCAGGTTTTAGAACAGCACTTTTTACGATTTCTTGAAGTAAATTCGCGCCCGCATACAGCGCACTGCATAATGTGAAGATTACATGATTTGCCTTCATAACGACTGCATACACAGCACTTGTAGGAAGGTCTATTATTAGTATGTACTTTATCTCCGACCTGCTTCTGCCTTCCGCAAACAGAACAGGTTATAGATCTACGTTCTTTCAACCATTCCAAGAAATGCTTTTTACATCTTTTTATACGATATTTTTTCCCATGGTTATGAACTGGCTTTCCGCATAAAGCGCACTTGCCATCACCAATCGATTTAATATTTGCCTTTTTCCAAGCTAGCATATGATCAATTGATGTGCTGTTGTTTATAACCAGTCCTTTCGATATCCAAGTTCTGATAGTTTTAGGATGAACGCCAATTGACCGCGCTATTTTGGCAATATTCATGAAATCCACCAAGGCTTAGGTAGTCTGCAAATATGACCATTTGATTGGCGTCTTTTGGAGATGGGGGTGCGGGGGTGCGCGCACTGAATGGGGCACTCCTGGGGCACCTTATCTATTGACTCGGCTTGATGCTGTGCGTTATAGGCTGCTGAATTTACACGGTGGGAATCTAAAGAAATGGCGGAAGTGCATGGGAATCGAACAAGCCCTGCACATTTTAACAAGCTGGTTTTACTGAGCTTTATCGCTATACATTGTGACATTGGGGCACTCCTGGGGCCGCGGCTATTGCGCGGCCCTTTTTGTTTTGTTGCGTTCCATGAGCTGGCGCTTACGGGCCAGAGTGACTTCGGCGTAGTGCTTGAGCGAGTCGCGGCGAGCGTGGCCGGTGAGCATCTGCAGCTCGTCCAGCGTGCCGCCGGCCTCGACGAATGCCGTGCAACTTGTGTGCTTGGTGCCGCGATAGGGCCAGATGCGCCTCACGCCGGCTTGCTTGCAGGCCAGGTACCAGACGTTGCGCAGGGCCTCCAGGGTATATCGCCCGCCATCCTGCTTGTGCCTGGACCTCACGTTGACGAACATGTACTGGCTGTCGGTGTCCTGGTTGATCAGGCGCCGGGCCGTGGCCGTGAAAGATGAATCGCATGGAACGAAGTGGATGGCGTGGGTCTTGGTGCTCTCCACGATCTGGCGCTTGGATAGTGCCCGGCGAATCCAGAAGGCGTTGTTGATTTGATCATAGTCTGCCTTGTACAGCACGCAGGCTTCGCCCGGGCGGCGGTAGTGCAGCGACAGCCACTCAAAGATGGGCTTATGCTCCGCCTCGATCTTGTCCATCACCTTGTCGCGGTCGGACAATGACAGCCAGTCCGGAACGCGCTGGACGATCCCGTATTGCTCGCGCCGCGGGAATGGGGGCACGGTGGGGATGCGCTCGGTGCGCCAGGCATATTCGAGCATGGAGCGCACGGCCATGATCACGTTGAGCTTGCCCTTGGGTTGCAGCTTGAGCGTGTTGAGCAACCTGTTGAGCGTGTCCAGTTTGATCTCGTGCAGCATGGCAGGATGTGCCAGGAAAAAGGGCTCGATCCAGTTGCGGTAATATGACCAATACGAATGGATGGTCGCCGGCCGCCGGTTTGGCTCGATGACCTCTGCCATCCACAACTGATAGAACTCGCACACGTCGGACCATCGTGCACCGGTGAACTCATCGATGGAGAAGGCGCACTTGCCCTCGATGTGCTGCTCCCATCGGGATTGCATCAGCGCCAGCAGCTTGGTGGCCATGGCGAACCCACGGCACCGACGCCGATCCGGAAGGCCGGCATGACCATAGGCCGTCACCGGCATTGCGTTCTGCTTGTAGCGCCGGACTTTGTACCGCTTTCCGTCCATAGGCCAGGATATGCACCAACCCCTGCGGTCGGCCTCATAAACGATAGACCCCTTCATACACACCTCCGCCATTTGAATGTTGTGGCGGATATTATGGCTCAAGGGGATCATCATTGGCAAACAGCTTCCTCTACCTTCAAAAGCCTTATGGCCAGCCATGCAGGCACCCATGCGGAACCTGGGGTGAAGTCGGTAATGAACCGTGGAAAATTGGCGACCTTGCCGGTGGACTTGATCCGGGCCTGGATGCAGCGATCGGTGGTGGCGATGATCTCCACGATCTCGATCGGTACTCTGCTCCGGCCAAGTTTCATACGATCCCTTTCGCCTTGGCCATCCACATGGGGATCGTGATCCTGGCGTCAACCGTGTTGATCATCTTGATATTGGCCTGGCTCTTTGGGATGGGTATGGTGTTGATGCCGTCATAGACGAACCAACACTTGTCGGTCTCGCTTTGCAACTCTCCGTAAAAGTCGAAGGTTTCTTGCTTCGGATTTAGCATGTTCCCTCACCTGGTCGCCCCTGACCTTGATCCTCTCTGTACTTCTCGATCTCTTGCTGGGCCTCGACGGATAGGTCCAGCATGGCTCCTGCGCGACATTCTACGGACGTTTGAGCCTGAGCTTTGATGTAATTGTAGGTGGTGTCGCTGATACTAATTGTGATCATTTGCATGGTTATCCGTCTCCTAAAGCCTAAATTTATCAAGCGCTTATAGCGACTCTCTGAGGGGCTGAAATTCTGGCGATCGACGCCAGGGCAATGGTATTGTATGGCTTTTTTTCGCCCAGCAGGCAGCGATGGAGGCAATAATCTCCGTTTTTGGTGGAGCATGCCGCGCAATACTTCCTCCTGAGATGGCGGCGCTGGGCGTCGGTTACAACCTCTTCCGCGTATCGGTGCTGCATCATGGCATGCTCCTTTCCCACCGTTCGCGCGGCCGCCCCTGACGATGGCCGGCTACTTAACCCGTCGGTGGAGCCGGGCATATGCACCTCAAGCTTATCTTCCAGGCGCCGATCGCCGACGCACTTCGTTATCAACCATGGCTCCAATGTAACTTTCCAGGCTTACGTCTTCCCATTTGTTTTCCCGAACCCATGCAAGAGTGTCTTCGTGAATTTCTATGGCCACCTTGATAAAACTTTTTTTTGATGCGTCCACGAAATCACCTCCGCCATTTATTCTTCAGCGTCCGAAAACTCTGCCGCGACCACCTCATAAAAGGTGCCCGATACTTCCGCCTCGGGACCTGGCGGGATGGCCAGGGGGAGGGGGCCATCGGAAGAAGAAAAGGGTGCTTGGTTTATTGCGGGATTGGAATGGTGGAAATCCACCTGGACGCCTGCCATTGCAAACATGGTGATCACAATCAGGCCCACAAAGCCGGCCATCGCCAGCGCCGCGCATATCGCGTTGAAAAGCGCGGTCTGGATGTCATAAGATATTTTTGGCGAGGAAATGGGTGTTGCAAAGCGGGTGGAGGAGTGCTTCATTTCGATAATGCTCCGAACTGTCATTCGTTAGAAAAAAGCCCGAAAACTGCCTAAATTCGTAAGACATGAACGCCTTGTCTTTAGCGCCGCACTCCCGCGGCATCCAAAAGCTGATCGGCTTCCTTGGCCAACTCCATGGCCGCCTTCTTGATGCGAATCGATTCGGCCGAATCCACCTGCCCGTCGGCCATCGCATAGCGGACCTGGGCGGCAAGATCGCCCATGGCAACCGCCAGGTCGGCTACCTCACCATCAACTGACTTCTTATCTGAACACTCCTGGCCCAGGCGCTCTGTGCGGCGGTCGACGACCTCGGAGAGCCAGTCCAGGGCCGCTATCACTTCTGCATCGCGGCCGGCCATGGATAGCTCGGCAAACAGGATTTTCATGCGGTCTAGTGGATTGCGGGCCGTAACCTCACAAAAGCGAGGATCGGCTGACCAGGAGTCGATCAGGCGGGCGGAACGGGTGTAAATTTGCTGCAGTATGCCTTTCGGAAGAACCTTTTTTGCGACGTGGAATATTCTCCAGGAATCAAACTGCATTTTAGTCCTCGCTTGGAAATTTACAGGTAAGAGTTGACCGAATAAAACGGCAACATGGCTATTCAGACGCGCACGCACACGCTTTTTCGCCGGCCAAGGCCGCCTTGATCTGCTCCGGGGTTCCGTCGAGCCAAAGATCAGCGCTGGTGCACGTTACAGAAGCCAACTGTTTTGCCCTTTTCCAACTTGGGCGCTTCGATCCTTTAACCAACTGGCTTATGAACGAAGAACTGACGCCAACCTGTTTTGCGAGCTCTATTTGAGAAAACCGTTTCATGGATAATGGATTAAACTAAAGGTTAAATATAGTCAAGAATAAATGTAACTAAAAGTGAAATATTTATCATTGCCGTTTTTAACCTATTGGTTAAATATGTTTGATAGAATGGAAACCCCTGAAACTCTTTATGAATATTTCCTAAAAGCCCTTTCTTTGGCGTCACAATGCCATGAGCGCAAGCGCATCGCTGCTGACGCAGGCATTACCGTTTCCGCCATAAGTCAGTTTTTAAGCAAAAAAAAGAACGCCTCACCAGACACCCAACGAAAAATTGCGCGGGCTGTTGGATATCTTATCTTCGAAGAGTTTCTTGAATTAGGAAAGGGGCTTGCCGGCGCAGTAGGTGAGGAAACCCCAAAATACGCAGGAAGCCCAATACTCATCGAACTAAAGCACATCGACACCATCAAGCGCTTTCAGAACAAATCGCTCGCCAAAACCATAAACGATCGCCTGGTAGAGCTGGAAAAAATCAATCCGGACGCGCTGAACCAGGTTCTCGGATACATCGAGTGCAAAATCGATGAAGAGCAAAGTACCGCGCGCAGCGGTGACCGACGCAAGCGGAACATGCCGGACCAGGTCCCTATTACCGGAGATCGTCGGAAGCTGGACGGATAGACCCTGGCAGAACAGCAGGCCCAACCGGCCAGGGCGAGCGGGCGCCGCGCATCCCAGAATACTGCCCCCTTAGAGACGGCGGAAGGGGTGCCAGGTGCACGAAGTGGGGGGTAATTTTCGCTAAATTCAAAAAAGAATATTAACTGCCATTCTGATTCTTATTCGATGGAGGTTTTAAAATGGATATCCTGAAATTTGTGCGTGGAATCGTCTTAATTCTGCTGTTCGCTTTCCTGTTTATTTCTTGCGCCCTGTCCATGCAGCAGGGCCAGACCTGGCTGGACGCCAAAACAGGCCCCGCGAACCTGGATTTATCGGGCAACTGGATGTGCCCGGAATTCAGCATGGCACAGCTAAATCAAGAAGGCCGCAACATCACGGGCGCATTTTACAGCGGAGGCCTTATCAAAGGCGTGGTCAATGCAGATTCTGTCTCTTTCTTGGTATATGACGCCGATACCATCGTCTATATGGCAGAATTACAATCCGTTGATCAAAAAACATTAAAAGGAAGATACGTGCCGGCATCCAGTCACCTGCTGAACTCGAAAAATTGGGATGAATTCGCGCGGCCCATCAAACTCATTAAAATGCCTACGCAAAAATAGAAGCTCTACCGAGCAGCATCATCTATATAGGGTTTGAAGAAATTCGAATAGGAGGTATCCAAGTGGAACACCTGGCAGGCGGCGCTTCGGCAATCATCGGCATGTTCGTAATTGTTTTTCTCTTGATCGTGGCGATCCTGGGGCTGCTGATGCCCCTGTTCGTCTACCACATCCGCAACGATCTGCGACAGATCAACTCCCGCCTGGGCGTGCTGGTCGACCGCGCCATCGAGGCCGGGTTCAAAGGCCCGCAAGCCGGTTAACCCGGCCCAGCTCCCGGAGGTTTACGCACGCGCCCGCGGCGCATCCAGCCGCTTTAAAAACGACCACATGCAAAACAGCTCATCGAACCGGGCGAACATCTGCGCCGGCGTGCCGGTGTTGGGGATCACCACGTCATCGATCTCCACGCCCAGGGGCTGCTCGGAGATATGATGTGCAACAGCCGGGGCCTTTGGGCGGCGGAGGTGGATCAGAAGGCCCCGGCTGCGCACAAACTCAGCTTCGTTTTCAAACCTGATATCGGAAATCACCACGCGGCCTTCGGGCGGCAGGGCCCGCTCGGCCACCTGGATGAAGAAATCCGGATTAAGGCCGCGCATCGTATCGCCGAAGCGCTGCATGGCCACGCGCCAGGCAAAACCGTAATGGGGATCGATCTCTTCCTTGCGGTCGCCATGGAGCTGATCGGCGCTCACCCCCGGCACCATCATAAAAGCGTGCTTGATCACGTCCGCAAAAGCCCAGCGCACGAACCCGTGGCGGTTGATCATGTGGCCCGCCAGGGTGTCCTTTCCGGTGCGGGCGCGGCCCGCGATGCCGATCAGCATCATGGCGCGCACCTCGTCACGGTTATGCCCAGCTCGGCGTAAAGTTCAAGCATGCGGGCCTGGACCTCTGCCTGCAGGGCCGGCGAAAGATCGCGCACCCCGTCGGGCTCAAGGAAGCTGAAATCATCCACGCCATGAAAGCGGATCTCTTTATAGATGCCCAGGGCCACATGGTGGCGGGCCATGCAAAGCTGCGCGTAGGCCATGTCGTGGTACCCGGCCGCCGACGAATAGGCGATGTAGTCCACCACCGAGCGGTCGGACAGTACCACCTCGAACGCTTCGGACAGCTTCAGCTCCAGGTGCATCTGCTTGACGAACATCCAGTGCTGTGCCTCGGCCGTGGTGCGGCTTTTGGCGCCCACGATAGGGTAGGGGCACTGGCGGGCCACCTCGCGGATGATGCCGGCTTCGATGTTCTCCTCGCGCTTTAAGCGCAGGGCCGCGGACAGCACGGCAGTGGATTTTCCCGTACCGTGGGCGCCGCTGTAGGCGATGATCTTTTTTGCAATCACTGGTGGCGCTCCTCTTTTTCCTGGCATGGGACACACAGGCGCACTCCGGGGATGATGCGACGGCGGGCCACCGGGATCTTAGACCCGCAATGGTCGCAATGCCGGGCCGACTCCCCCACGGGCAGGTTCCGGCGCCGGGCGCGGTCGATACATTCGGCCGTATGGGCCGCGCTGATGGCGGCGGCATCGTCGCACACGTCCATGGATTACTTCCCCCCGGCTTGGATGGCCCGCTGTTTTTCCCGGGCCTTGCTCCACCAGGAGAGCAGGCCGCCGGCGGCGCTGATAAATGTCCCGGCCAGGGCCTGTAGCTCATCGAGCGTCTGTTGATTGATGTCGTAACCCATCACCACCAGCACGGCGCCAACGATCGACAGCAGGCCCGCCAGGCCCCGTCCGCGCACGAAACTCATCAATACACTGTCCATGCTTCCAATCCTTTCGTTTGAATAGGTCCGCTCAATAAATCCTCACCCGCGGCATAAAGAACCCCCAGCGGTAAAACTCCCCGGGCCGTGGCGCCTTGCGCTGGATCTGGAGCGCGCCGGCCTCAACGAACGAGCTGGCGATACCCTCCGAACAAAAATAGCGCCGCGCATCCATCGACACCCGGCCAAAGGCGTTGGCCAAAAGGCCGCCGAAGTCGTATGGCACGCCGATCATATCGAGCTGGGCGCGCACGATCTTGCTGCGGTAGTTGTCCATCTCGGGCTTGAGCTTGAGCAGATAGACGCGCCCCTTATATCCACGTAGCTCGCGCGACAGATAGGTCAGCACCATGCCGCGCTCGGTGGCCTCGGGCGTGAACACCCGATCGCCCGCACTGCCCTCGTACCAGCGCATGCGGATCACGCCGCCGGTGTGGTTGACGTCCTGGCCGGTAAAACGCCTGATGGCCCAGCCAAGGGCGGTGTCCGATGACCACTCCAGCACATCGCCGTCTTCCAGGTAGGGCCGCATGAGATGGTAGCGCGCCAGGCCCACCACGGCCTCATCGATCGTGGGCAGGTTGCAAACCGGGTCCGAGTAGAAATCGAGCATCCTTAACGTCCTTCGCTTATGCCTCATACGCGCCGGCCGCTCAATGTACTGGGCGCGGTTCATTTGCGTCCACCTTTTCCAGACGGGTTTTTGAGCGGATAATCAGGCGCAGCGCCTCCACCGGGAGCAGTTCGGCGATGGCGCAATAGCCGCACGGGGCATGATGCTCGGGCACCGGCCGGGAGCAGTACGGGCAGTTGTGCAGACAGGGCTTGATGGTGCAGTCGGTGGCTTTCATGGCGTGCCGTCTTTGGCCGCATGATCATGGGACCTTCCCTCCAGGCGCTCAACGCGCCGAACCAGATCCTCCCGGCAGTTTTCCTGGATGCGCAAAAACTCGGAGCGCGGCAAATAGCGGGATGTTCCGCTCTCCTCAAAGAGCAAGGTGCTGATCCGCTTGGACACTTTGGCGAACTCTTCCCGGATGGTATCCTTCAGGGCCTCGATGACCATAGCCATCTTGTCCGTGTCCCGTTCGATCTGAGCCACCTTGTACTGCATCAGCGCCCAAACGCCGCCGATGGTGAACACGCCTACAATCAGACTGATGATGATGGATACCCAGGCAGGTGAAGACATCGGGCGTATACTCCTTGGTTGCGGTTTCGAAATCCCTTTTAGGGCTTTAGAAGGCTTAAAACCCACTTGGCCATGGTGCTTGCGCCGATTATCGCCAGAACGGCCGCCGTACGCGTATGGTACAGAACGCACATCTCCAGCGGATAAAAGATTTCTTCGAGTATGGCTTTCATTTCGACCTTTCGAGGTGCGTTCACATTCACTACATTTTGCCCACGGCATCCTTTAGTGTGTTCAGCCCCTGGATGATCTCGTCAATGGCCTGGAGCAGCAAATTCTTTGGAGCGATCGGCTTGGTCAGCGCCACCACTTCGTTGCTGTCTCCGCTTTCCTCGGTCTTGCCCGTAGCCGTGCCGGACACATAGGCCCGGGCCACGTAGAAGGATTCGGCGCCATCCGGCACCGTGACGGTGCAGGTGGTCGCCGCACCCTGCCAGGCTGGCTTTGTGTAGTCGTACTGCTGGCCGGCCTGGCGTGTGAAAATGCGGTAGCCGGTCGGCGCCGGGCTGTTGGCATCCCAGGCAAGGGTGACCTGCGCGGCCATGGCGGGCATGGCCAGAAACAAAGCGGTAATCACGATCAATGCAATTCGTTTTTTCATCCTCAAAGCTCCTTTTTAGGAAGGTGCGTTCACACGTTCGTTGCGGCCTCTGTAATTTGGTTCATAGGGCTATGTAATCCGGTTCATAATTCGTCTGTATGTTGTGGCCGCCAAGCCTACGATATCCATCGGATTGACGGCATATTTTATGCTCTGCAATTTGCGCCTTGCCGATTTTCAAAAACCGTAAAATTTTGGAGGTTCTGATGAAAAGTATTGCCGCGGTAACCGTTTTAATCCTTCTCATTTTTTCTTCGGCTAATGCGATGCCGGTTTACATGAGTTTTGATGGCACCATTACCCGCATGTCAGACGACGCCAAAATATTCGAAACGTATTATCCCGGCATTAAAACAGGAGATCTACTGCAATGCATATTTTATGTGGATTTCGGAGCCGATGGTTTCGTAAAATATCCCGACGGATCGGTTGAAAAAAAAGTGGACACGGCCGGAACCGATTATTTTTATGCCCAATATATATCTGGAACCATTTCCCCCTGGCACAATAATCTTATCGGTACTAACTATGGCGAAAATTTGATTTTCGGAGAAGAAGGTTCTTTGTTTGCCTCTGGCATCAGGATCGAAAGCTGGGGGGCACAGCCGATAGAATGGGTTCCGAATGTAGGCAACCTGATCGCTCAGTTTAAATTTACAGATGGTGGATATGAATCTTTCATAGGCTCTACTGATTTTCGATTGTCCGATATTACTCCCGCGCCGGTGCCAGAGCCATCGACCATAATCTTGCTTGGTTCGGCTATTTTTGCTTTTTCGGCAAAACGCAAATTTTCAAAGATCAAAAAAAGCTTACTTACCTGCACCCATCGCACCGGGTCACGCCACGTAGGGTCGGGTATGCTCCACTTATAGGGCATGGTGAAGACTGACACGCTTCGCTGCACCAATAGCCGCCGGCGTCGGTACATGTGCCTTCTGTCAGGCAAAGATTAAAATGGGTAGTATCGCAGACAAGCGGCGCTTCGCACGGATCGCACGACCCGCCGCAGTCGATGCCAGTTTCCGTTCCATTCTGTGTACCGTCTGAACATGTCGGCGTAAACTCTTCTCCCATATAGCTGTCAACTTCAGCCTTTGTAGTTGCCCAAACGTAATCATCCCAATATGTTTCTAAGCCAGGGCCGTTATATCCCCCCGATAAGTTCCCTTGTAACAATGGAAAATAATCGCCCGATAATGTGTTGGAGGCATAGTCTATGGTGCTGTTTTCATAGATTAACTCGCCATCTACCCATAGCCGTATTGTTCCATTGTTAGATGACCCGGCAGTAAACTGAAAAATATAAGTGTGCCAATTCGTATCTGGCACATTATATCCCATGCTCAAATAGGCTCCGCTATTGAATGGCGCCACACCTAAAGTATGATTGTCGCCCGTTAGTCCTGGGATTACAGATGTTCCCCCCGAGTAGAATCGAGCCATTTTCAATGTCTTGTTGGAAGATGATGAACCCCAGTCAAGAGTAGATAGCCGAAACCTAAAACCCCAATATAATGTTTGTGTCTCTGCCAAGGATGCACTCGTAAAGAGGCACGCTTCCTGTGCCACTCCAGGGGCACCACATCCATCGGCCTCCATGTGAAATCGTAAGCCGGCAGTACCGCCATATCCGTAACTTAATGATATCGCAGCATAGCTATCATTCACCTGTGGGGAGCACCATAAGGTGCTCCAGTTTCCTCCAATTTCAGTGGTGATTAATGACAAGGCATCGGACCTGCCATCCCATGTAAGCCCATTAAAATTATCGGAGAATAGCACATCGGCATGGGCGGTCGTACTGCACGCAAGGCAAAGGCATAGGAGGCATATTGTTATGATATTTTTCATTGATAACTCACCCTGCAATTGAAGGTTGTGTTAGCCGATTCCACAGCGTTTGTGCCCGGGTTGATACTGGAAGGCGGCCCATTGGCGTAAGTGTTTGCCAATTTCCAAATATTGTTTCCACTGTCCGCCCCCGCAAAAAAGTATATGACTGATCCGGCCGATAGCTGAAATGCGAGGTAATAAGTTCCCGCCGACTCAATACACACACTGGAGGTCAGGGCGCCAGACGCATCCCCAGCCGCATCGGATGTACCGAACCCTGATGATTGCCCTATCAGTGCGCCCGTAGAATCATAGACCGCCACCCATACGTATTCTGTCGGCCCGCCGTACTGTGTCCTTATTGTGGCCAAATTGACATTGCCAGTAGCAGATGCGGTGAACCGAGTATAAAAAACGCTGGCCTCTTCGTTGGCGGTTCCGGTGGAGGTGGTGGTGCTGCCCTGGGCGGTTGCGATACCACCGGAACATGCACTGCCGCTCTGCGTCGAATTATTTGTGATCGCACCCGACGTGATCGACGCCAGGTCTGCCCCTCCGGTCGTGGCCTCGATGCCGTTGCCGGGCTGCGTGTAATCCAGGTCGCAGGTGTCGCCGCTGTTGATTGCGGTGCCGAGGGTATAGACAAGGTTCGATCCAGGCGCACCGCTTGCGTAAGTCGCTGTAATACCATTGCCCGCCGTCACGCAATCAACATCAAAACCACCGTTGCCGCTAGCGCCCACCGATAGCGATGCAGAGCCGGTCAAGGTCAGCGTGGTGCCATCGGTGCCGATTACGCGGGCCGTCAAAGTTGGAGTAACCGGCATCGGGTTGCTCCAGTTTGCAAATACGACATCGCTACCAGAGACAACTTGATAGTCCCAAGTGTCCGTGGCCTTGCAGAAATAGACCCGCGTTGCACTAAAGGCGTACTGCCCCTTGGTGCAGGTCGAATCGGAATAGGTGGGGGCCGATGCAGCTACAGGCGCACCCACCGAAACGGTGTCAAAAAGCTCTCGCACGGCCTGCTCGGTTGGTAGGTTGGTGTCACTGCCTGGGTCGGCCACCGAAGTACTTGGGCTATATCCGCCAAGCCCGCTGCCGAGCTCTGTGGCACTGGCTTCTCCGAAGCATTGACGATAGTGCTTTTTGGTGCCACTTTCGTCCACGAACCATTCATGACATTCACCGGCTGCAATCGTTCCTGCATAGGTCACGGTATTGAAGGTTTGGACAATTCTACAATCGCCGCTGCCGGGGGTGCATGAGCTAAAACCCAGGCCGTTCGCCCCAGGTGCGCCATCGTCCCCGCTCATTTTTACCCAGGTCGCCGCTACGAAATCATCAGCATCGGGGCTTGCTATTTCCGATGCTGACCGGATTTCAGCGCGATATTTCAGCGAATCGCTCGGAGTGAGGGAAAACCCTGTGCCGGTGTTGGACGAGGCGTAGGCGATATAAACGTAGGTTGAGACTCCAGCAGGGCCGCGAATGGCATTTTGCTGCGTCCATACCCCGGCAATGCGCTTGAAGATTTTAGCCTCTTGGCTGGTATCAAAGAAGTAGTCTCCGTCTGTCCCGGTGACTCCGGCGGCTGCGGGCGTATTAAAGCCGGACCACCACACGGTCGCAGGGCCTGGAACGGTGCTCTCAAGCGAAGCAAGCCATTGGGCCACCGTGCCTGAAAAGCCGTTTGCGACCGCCAACTCATAAGCACTTGATCCGGTTGGACCAACGCCGCCAGTGAACCGACTGACATACGCTGATCCGGTCCAAAAACATTCAGTCGTAACGGTCCCCCCGCCCACTGTGCAGTCGGCAGCATCAGCGGCGTCGTCAACCTGGTAGGTAGTTCCCTTCACACCTGTGGCGGGCAGCTCGGCAACGCTTACCGGGACAAGGCGCGAAGTGGACATAGTTGCGGACCTTACCGAAAGGTCGGTATTTGGCCCAATTTTCTTGGCCGGCGGCCCGCCGGCGAAAGCCAGGCCGGGCAACAGCGTGATGATCAGGATCAATAAAAGCGTGTGTCGCGTGCGCATGTCTCGGGCCCTCCTCATTGCAAGAAGATTAGATCGATGGTGGTGCTGTTGCCGGCGCCGATATCGCCCAGGTCAAGGTACAGGTTGCCGACCGCCGGCCAGTAGTTGGGAAGATCTTCGGCGGCGTCGGCGTATTCTTTGAGGGTGGCCGAGCGGGCCGTCAGGGCGCATATCGAGCCGTTGGCGTCTGTGGTGTCGTCGTCGATGGTCAGCAGGTAGGCGTCCGGAGCGGCGGCGCCGGTGCCCGGGGTGGTTCTGATCACGTAAAAGTAGATCGGTCCGCGAGTGGCCGAGCTGGTCAAAAATCCCAAGTTGATCTCATGATCGGCCACCGCGCCACCTGTGCCATCGGCTGTGACCGTCAGGCGCACCACGTCAAAGCCGCCTTGCTTGAAGTTGGACTGGATAACGGTGGTAGCGGCCTGGGCGACGCCGCAAAGTGCTATGATTGCCAGCAATACGATCGATAATGTCTTCCTCATTTTTCGGCTTCCTTTCGGTGTGTAGCACATGGTCAGGTCTCTACCTTCCTATAACGGTGATCGGCAGCGAACCGGATATTACTGCTGGAGAAACGCCACTTCATTTTTTTACCTCGAAGGCGGATTATTAAACATTTGAAGGGGAGATGCGTGGAGACTTGCCGCACCTGCCGCATCTATTTCCCCATCCCAGGCGTAAAATTCGTGGATTGTGATCATGCCAGGCCTTGCACCGTCAGCCCTGTTGCCTATATCTAAATATGTGCCCAGCGCACTCAAAGAGAAAGCGGTAGTATTTGCCGCGTCCTCTATCGCTCCATCTACATAGAGCACCCTGCGATTCGCGGTATCGTTCAGAGCGACCATGAGTGTGTGGCTGCTGGTATTCCACAGATCCGTTACAGTCGAATAATTAACCAGTCCGTCCCACTCTAACATCAAAGAAGTATCCGATACCCTGGCCAAATAGTGATCTACAGCCCCGCCCGTGTCAAAGAACCGTGAAAATTCAGAAGATGGGCCTGTACCGGAAGCCGCAGTCGATGTGAAGTGTATAAAGAAAGTCCATGCGCCATTTGACGTGGGGTTTGTCGTGTAAACTCTTTCATTAAGCGCATCGACGGTGATTCCTGTAGCTGCCCAGGTCGCATTGACAATTGTTGCGTCAGCGTTATTCGCTGAGTAGTCGTTGGCCGTGGCCCCACTTCCTTCAGCAAAAATAAACATGCGAACAGGGGTATAAGTGGCTCCGCCAAATGCATTCGCCGTATTTAAGGATGTCGCGGCAGCTCCGGCCTTTGCAAAGCCATTATAAGCTTTGATCTGTTCTGTAGTCCAAATCCCCTGGTAGGTCTTTTGTGCGTCAATGCGAAAGTTGTTTACTATATCCACTTGCCGCGTTTGTACTGGTTCGTAAATAACTGCGCCTAAGTCCCACACACCGGACCTCACCGCCCACGTCGGAGAGTAGCTCGTCTTGGTCAATGTCGAATCAGCACCCAGGCCATAGCCGAAAGACAAAAGCTCATCGCAAGAGCCGCCGCTGTTGTTGCAATATGTAACGCCCTGAATCGTGATTAGATTGGCAAATGATGGTAGATCGGTATTTGCTACCGTCACACCTGCGCCGATAGCCGTTGACCCTGAAGACAGCCTATAATCTCCCGATCCATAGCTTACGAACAGCGGGTCGGCTGAAAGATCGTTGTCTCCTTGTCCAGTCGGGACATTAACCGAATCGTAGGCGCACGGAGTACACGATGCCGAATTTGTCCAATAGACATTTGCGTGTTCTGCCGGCCAATGTAGATTATAATCAGCCTCAACTGTGTAACTTGTCGGGATCGGAGAGCGAAAAGTATACGAACTATTCGGTGATGTGCGGAGAATATTATTTTTTACAAATACATCCTCTAGACGGTTGCCCGATGCTGCCAGCAAGAAGGCACCTGCGTTATATACCGTATTATTGACGAAATAAATCTGCTGGAATCTATCCGTTGCGGAGTATTCAGTGATCGAAAGACCTGTAACCGAATCCTGAATCACATTGCCCCAAACAAATCCGTTATAAACATGGACCCCATCTGTATCCGTCGCCGGCGACGCCCAGTTGCCGGGGTTAAAGTCGATCCCCATGTCGGCGTCACGAATCCAGTTACCGTAAATGTAGATATCGTGCCAGTTGCCAGACACTGAGATGCCATCTTGGGCCGGAGCGGTGTATGGATTCAGCGCCACGTCCAAGTCCCAAAGCTCATTGAAACGCACAATGATATTATATGGAGACTTATAGGCGTCTGTCGTTGTTTCGGTATCCGCGCCCTTGATAGAGATCATCGGCCGCGCCTCAAAGGCTCGGTTGCCGTGCATTTTATTATGCTCGACCAGCACATTTTTGGCCCCGTGTAAAAGGAGCGCGGACATCATGTAGTTGTCGGTATTAGAATAATGATGGTTATGGCTGGCGATAACATGCGAAGTGGCCTGATCTGCCCGAATATCATAACCTACCGTACTCTCTCCCGAGGTTTTGTAGGTATTTTCGATAAAAGTATTTGCGTTGACCGCCGAACCGCCGATAGTGACATTCGTGATCGGATGGTCCCAAGTCGCTGCCATAAAAACGCCGGTTTCAGTATTGCGCTGAAAGGTGTTGCGGGTGATGCTTACCGTGTCGGAGTCGGTAGAAATAAGAATAGCGTTTGGTGTCTCTGTAATAGTATTATGGTCAATCGAGATATTGGAACTGTTTATAACCCTGATGCCATATAGATTCAACAGTGTCGAACCCATCGCCGTGGTGTGGCCCCAATCTACAGTCAGGTCTTGGATCGTGACATTGCTGACTCCGCTGATATTTATTGAAGTAGAATTCGCGCTGTAAGTGGTAAATGTAGCCGTTCCGCTATAGGTGGCCCCGGTTCGCGCTTGCAAGGTGGTAGAGATACTACCGGATAAACTCACGGTATCGCCAGCAAGGTCAGCAAAGACACCCGTTCCAGCATTATGATACGCGATACTTGCTGCGTTTCCTAAAGTAGACCCATCGCCTGATCCCGCACCCGCTTGGGTAACATAATAATCAGCGGCAAAGACCGGAACAGAAAACAGAAGAACGCATATCGACGCTAAAACAATTAGTTGCCGTTGCATTCAGCCCATCCTTGTCCAAAGTTAAAATAGACGATGTTTGACTCCTTGGCTTGCCCTATCACCTGGGCGCAATCCGCATCCGCGCTGCATATCGATGCGTCCGAGCAAGCGATGATCCCGCCTGCTGTTTCGGATAAACACAGGCGTTGACCAGGCGTCCAGCTCCACACGTCGTTGCGAGCATAACCAGACACCATCACCCCGATCGGATTCCCATCAGTGGTGGTCGCAACTGCGATTCCTGCTGCCGGCCAGGCGCCCACGGCATTGGCATCAGCAAGAAGATATTCCCCTGCCGTGCCATCAAAGTAGACCGTCTGCCATTGGGCGATGGTCGCACCGCCGTTTGATCCGGCCAGCAATTCAGTAGACGAATAGGTGTTATCGGCGGTCAAGTTGGCCGTGGCCGTGCCGCCCCCGCCATGCGTTTCGGCGGCCAACTTGGCCTGGGCCGGCGTAATCGCTCCCGGAATTATGGATGTGCCGACAGTAATATCCCCGTCGCTGAGGGCTGGCAGGGATCGGTAATCGAAAGATGTCAGGCGCCATACGCCGGCCGTGCCGTAATCGTTCGGACGGATCACGGTCGGCGAGGATTCCGCATCGGTGCCGTCCGCATCGAACACATAGACGCCGGCGACCACGGCTCCGCCCAGGACATATATCGCCGCGTCGTTCTCGATCAGGTCGTACTCATTGGGGGTCGTGGCCGCGGTAATATCGAGGTCATCGAGACATCCCGCACCGTCGGTCAGACACTGGACGAAATAGAGGCCCTTTTTGCCATCCGGGCGGGATGCGGCCTGCGCCCCGGCAGGCAAAAGCATGGCCGCCAACACGACCAGCGCCAACAGTTTGCGCAACCACCGCCCACTGGGCCGCCTGGCATCGATCGCGCGGCTGGCGACCGCGGCCAGCATGTCGCGTGTTTCCGTCGCCCGGTCGCGGGCACGGGCCGCGTCCACCTGGCACCCTCGAATGGCGCCCTCGCCCTTGCTGATCCAGCCGGCTATAAAGGAAAGAATATCTCCCCGTTCCTTCAGGCGCTCCACGGTACCGTCCGGGTGCGTGCGCTCCAGGTCCAGCTCGTAGCTTTGCAGGTATTGGCCCACGGCATCGAACACCACCGGCCCGAACGCCTGGCGCCCTTCATCGGTCGCCATCAGCTCGACGATGCTTTCCTTGACCGCCGCCTTGATAATGTCCTTTTCCATCTTCTACTCCAGACTATGTTAAGTTGGGATATTGCAACGTACCTACCGCCGCGCGCGGCCGCCAGGTCGCATCAGATGCAACGGCTGAAGCAGATACGCCCCCGGTGTTGCCGGTGCCTGCATTGGCTGTGTAGTAGTCTTTGGATAAGCCTGCCAGATCGTCATCGAGGCTGGACACAATTTGAGCATAAGCTTTTTGTACCACGGTAAATGATTCGGCCGCGCCGGCGGAATTGTAGGAAGTGTCGCCTGAAGCTCCAAGATCGTACCATTGATGATTATGCGAAGGGCCGGTGTGTGTGTGGGCGTGCGACATGCCCCCCACCGTCCACGAACCTGCGATATTTCCGCCATTAACATTATAGGCTTGCGCACCGCCCTTGATCGCCAGCGCTACATCGGTCACCGAGCTGTCGACCAGCCAGCCCTCGCAAGTGTCGTTGCGATAGACCCACATTTTTTGATTGGCGTCGCCCATCAAGGAGATTAGCCAGGCGCTGTTTGCATAATTTCGCACCTTGCGCGCCGTTGAATCGTGCCATAGCATCCCGCCGACGACATTCGACGGCGAGGACGTTCCCGAAAAAGAGGACTTCAGGGCCGCAAAGTTGGTTTCTATGTTCTGCAAATCCGTTACGCCGACATGGTTCAGCGCGAAAACATCTTCAGTAAAGTATTGCGCCATCGTCTATTCTCCCCTTATGCCCAACTCTGTTTTTAAAGCGGTAAGCCGCTGCTGGGCCAACTGCTTCAAGGCCTCGGCCTTTTCGTATCGGGCCACGGCTGCCAGCAGTTTGGGCCGCAAGGCCGCGTCCAAGGCATCGGCCGTGGCGCCCTGTACTTCAATGGACTTATCCCATTTGGCCCCATCGACGATCGGCGAAACCCGCATCGTGATGATTCCTGTTTTCTCCCTGTGGCAAAACTCAACGACAAAATCTATGGCCATGCTCGATCTCCATCAGGTCGGACCCGTGTAGGCGCTCATATTCAGTTCCTGCAAGTAAAGATAGGTGTCCGTGGTCGGGTCGGTGATCGTTATCTCTACCGCCAGATAGCGCGCGTACACCTCGGCACAAAGTATTTCAAACCGATCGGCCCGGTTCCAGTCCGTCCCGTTTTCGGAATAGAGCAGCGAGGCCTGCAGTTGGGCCGCGACGGACGAAGCAAAGATCTGCGCCCAGGTCTTGCCCTGCACGTTTGCCTGCTCCCACGTCTCCGTCTCATTGGGGAAAATGCCCGACCAGGTCGCCGATCCGGCCAGCAATATGGTAAGAAAATCCCCCCATATCCGCACCACCTTGAGCGCGCTCATGTCGTATGTCGGGCTGGTCCAGCGCCCGGACACTACGGTGGCCTGCTGGGTGTCGCCGTCGAATACGCCCTCGGCCGAATCGTAACCGCCGATGGCGTCATCGAATTGCGCCGCGCCCTGGGATGCTGCGACGTGCAACGTCTTGAGCACATCCGCGCTGTTATAGGTGGCATGCTCTGTGTTTTCGAATGTGCCGGTGGTGAAGTCCCACGACCAGGAGTGGGCCGAAGTAAGGCCCGCGGGAATGAACACGCGGCACGTTGCGGATACCGGCGCCGACGAATAGTTCCCGGCATTGTTGCGCGCCGCCATCCAGAACGTATGCATGCCGGGCCGCACGCCGTTCAGCCGCAGGCTGGGGGCCTTGTTGAACGACATGAACAAGGCCCCGTTCCAGGCGGACCCGAACCGAACCTCATACCCCTCGATGTTATCGTCCAACAGCGGCGTGGCGTATATGGACACCGAATCGCCATTTGCCACGGCCGTCATCCCTGAGATGTCCGACGGGAACGCGTCCTCGCCGAGCACCATGCACTGCAGCGTCAAGGCGTTGTCGAAAGTTTCGGCAGCGCCCCATATATTGGTCGATACCAGCTTGATGGAGTAGATCTGGCCCTCTTCGACCGGTTCGAGCAGATACCCGTCGCGACTGACGGTCATGTAGACCCATGCGCCGGTGCCGATCCGCACCCACACCTGGGCGCCGGCCCACCACGGATAGGCCGCCGGAGGGTCGAACTCGACCACCAGGCGCGTATACGAGCGCAGCCGCGTGCTGAACAGATCTTCGGCGATACTGGCGTTGATGACGCCGGGCACCGGCGCGGATGGGTCCGGCAACGTGGTCGAAAACCATGAAATCTGGCTCGGATTATAGGCATCATCATAAAGCGTCTCGTTCTCCTCGAGCAGCTCGACCGTGATGACGTTGCCCGGCCCGACACCCACCGACACCACCCGCGCAAGACGATCCACCCACCCGGGCATGGAGTGCGTCAGGGTCACCAGGTCGGACGCTTCCAAGGCAAAATACTTGTCCGCCAGCCCGGCTTCGATTATATGGCCGTACCGCCCGCGCTCCAGATAGTAGTTGGCCATGGGCACCAGCTTTTCCAGGGTGTTCAGGCCTGGCAGGTGCTTGGTCAGCTTGCGCAGGTCGCCATCGATGGCGAGCGCATCGGCATCGGTTTTCTGATACGTGTCTTCCACATACTTTTTGTCTGCGTTGAAAAAGGTCGCTTCCACGGCGTTCGGCAGATCGAACAGGTCCGCCGATGGCCTGATTTTCAAGGTGGTGCGCCCGTTATCTTCGACGATATCGGCCTCGGTGATATCGAGCACCGGCGTTTCGTGGTTCGTATCCCGAAACTTTATTTTGATCTGCGACTCGCTGTAGATCGCTTCCCCCCGGAAGCAGTTCAAAACCGTTTGCAGGTGCTCAGCAAAAGCGACGTCGTCGGCCAATACAAAACCGCCGGTCCAGCCCTTTGCCGCGCAGTAGGCCCGGGCCGCCTCGATGCTCGCCACACTCACCCGCGGACTTGCCGGCACCGGCCCGTGCCAGGCGTCCAGCCCCAGGCCGCCGCGCGTGCTGGGGCGGGTCAACAGGTCGTAGGTCATCAGGGCAAAGTTGTCGCTGTAAGCCGTGGCGTCCGCGGTCGGGTTGTAAAGTTGCAGACCGTCAACGGTGACGGTGATTTTAGGAGTGGTCAAAAACTTGTCTTGGTCGTACTTCAACCGAACATAAACGCCGGCCGTGTGCCGGAGCGTGTCCGTCCATTCCGGCATTGCCGCGTTGAGCGTTGTGCAAACCGCCTGGCTCGGAGTACCGCTGAAGAATTCCGCATAGACGAACGATGTGCCCCATTTGCTTGTCCACAGCTCGCCATCGAGGTAGAGCAACGGCGGATTGTCGGCCGGAAATTGAGTGGCCACGGAAGTGAAGGTCGAGCCGTCTTCTCTGGCGATGCCGTGAATCGGCCCTTCTCCGAGTACGCCGACGATGTGCAGGTAGTCGTTATCGTCGCCGCCGGACGCCATGTAGACGATATTGATGCCGACCCGGCAGCGGCCATAGATCAGCGGCACGATGGAAGAGGTGCTCCTGGTATTCGACAGAAAACCGCCGTCATCCTGCTCGTGCGGGTCTTCCGCCATCATCCGTCCAATGGCGACGGACAAAAGCCATGATGCGACGAACGCCACAAACCACATTAATCTTGCACCCTTCCCCACCAGATACGCGCTTCGGCCAAGGCGTCCAGAAATCGATTGCCGCCGAAGTTGCCCGTATTTTCGAGCGCGGCGCAACGGTCATACGACTGATCGCACCAGCCCGCGCCGCCGGAATAGCCGCACTCGGACCCGCCAAACGGCCAGGGGCACGAACTCTGCGCCTTGCGCATCGATCTTTTCTTCCACATCACCAGAAAGTTGACGGCCCTGAGCGTCGCCCGGTCATCGTCGATTTCATAATTCGACAGCAGGCCGGTAAACGCCTCGCCTGACCCGACCAACTGCCCCGCGCCATCGATGGCCGCCACGGTGATCGTTATGGTCTTTCCGCGCTGGTCTTCGCCGAGCAAGATCGCCGAAAGTTCCCGGCTCGGATTCGCCATCTGGATTTCCACGCGGTCGACAGACAGCCCGGACCCATTTACGATGGCCCCCACCGATACTTCCCGGGCAAAGTATCGCTCTCCGCCGAAGTAATAATCGACATCCAGGTTTGTGACTCGGTAGGGCGATGCAAAAGCGCAGCTCACCAACACAACGACGCGCGCCGTCTCGTTCTGAAGGGCAGAAATGAAGGCCGCATCCACGCCCGTTTTCATATGCCGTTGATCCCCTTCAGGGCGATGGAGTTGTAGGCAAACAGGTTGCGCATGAACAGCTCCTTGGAAATCCGGTCTTGCTCGAAGCGCACGCGCATCCGGTGATAGCCGGTAAAGCTGCAGGTAACGATCTCGCCGGCCGCCAGGGGGGCCGCGAACTGTACCCGATCGCTGCTGCCGTCGCCGCCGCCGGTCAGGATCGTGACCCCGGTTTGCTCGACCCCATCGACAAACACCTTTTGTGCCGAAGTGCTTCGACCCGGGATATCGAAAATGCTCGTCGTTCCGTTGCCGGTGCCGCAATACAGGGCGCCATGCACAAACGAAACCGAAGCCAGCAGCGACAGATCATAAATGTTGAAACCTTCATAGGCGCCTTGCCGGGCCAGAAAAAACGCCCAAAGCGTTTGCGCCCCGGACGCCGACAACGCGTTATAGCGCACCGTCACGTCAAACTTCGGGTAGAGCCAGTTTGTTCGGCGCTGCTCGCCACCGCCGCCCAGGGTGACGATGTTGGTCTGCGTGACCGCCGACACGATCAGCGGATAAACGGGCGTCGGGTTTGATTCCGGCCAGGTCGCCATATCAGGTCGCCTTTAAGAGCCGTGACAGCTCATAGCTATGCTTCATCTCGTTGACCAGGGCCGCCGCCACGCCGGCACCGTTGCGCCGCAGGAATTCCACGCCGGTTTGGGTGTCGATGGCGTTGATGCTGAAGGTCGGAGACATATTGATGGTTACCCCGCCGCCAGACATGCCGGCCCCCTTCGGGATCACTCGTTCTCCCCGTTGCAGGATCGCCGGAAACTCATCATAAGCCAGCCCGTCGTGTAACCGTGGGGCCCCGGCAAACACGGCGCGCGGAACAGCCCGGACGGGCGCGGCCGAGTACCCGACCACGCCGCCCTTATGAAATTCTAACGGCAGTTGATATTCGGGAAGATTTGCCGGAGCCCCACCGGCGCCGCCCACGGCGCCGCCAAACAGGCCGGAAAGAAACCCGCCGATGCCGCCCGCGCCGCTCTTTACGCTGTTGGCCATCCACTCGGTGGCCATCTGCGCCAGGGCATCGGCAACTATCTTTTGGAGAGATTCGAAAACGCGCTTGAAGTAATCGCTGAAGTCGTCAAGCTCACCCCGCCAGGTGTCCAGAAACAGGCTTGACAAATTGTCCTGCATCAACTCGGCCGTGTGCTGGCTCAAATCGATCATGGCGCTGGACGTCTCGCGCAGCTTGTCCTCGGCCTGATCCAGATCGCCGAACCAGGTGTCCAGCTCGAAGGTAATGGCGTTATCGCGGGCCACCTGGCGCATCTCTTTCAGAGCCGCCTCGGTGTCGGCCATCCCCTGGACCAGGCTGTCATCGTATTCGGAAAGGGCTTTGACCTCCATTTCGTGCAGGTCATCCCACAGCTTCTGTTGTTCTGCCCTGATCTTGTCCGCCGCGGCGCGCTGGTTTTCCCAGGTCTTACGGAAGCGAACCTCATAGGCGTCCAACTCGCCGAAGGCATCGGTCAATCCTTCGTCAAGGGTCATTTTTTTTAAGGGGGCGACGGCGGGCACATTCGCGGCATCTCCACCATGAGCGCTCTGGAGTAAACCGGTTGATCCGTGTGAACTCAGCAGCGTGGACGGCACGGCCCTTTTTAAACGCTTATCAAGTTCAGCCAGGGCCTCGTCGGTGATCTTGCCCAGCTCTCGCCAGCTTTCGCCAATGCTGCCGATGTTCGAATTAAAGTGCTCCAGCGTCTCGTTGATCAGGACCAGCCCGCCGACGATCTTGGCCGGCCCCCAGCCTCCGAACACCACCCGACCCACAATGCCGTATCCGGCCGCCGTGGTGATCTCGGAAGGAATGGCGTTAAACACATCCACCATGCGCTTCAGGCTGGCCGTGGTGGTATCCACAAAGCCGTCCACGCGCTGGGCCACCAGGTCCTTGTTGGCACCGATCCAGGCGTTGGTCTTGCTTATTACGTCGGTGTAGGCCGGTATCAGCGATTCTCCGATATTGGCCCGCAAGTCCTTCATCTGCGCATCGAGGATACGCTGCTGCCCGGCCAAATCCCCGCTCGTGCGGCCAAAATCGCCTACAGCCGCGCCGGCCCCCTCCATGACCAGGGCATAGGTGGCCATGGCCTTTTCGATATTGGTCAACTCTTTAGCCGTGGACTTGCCGGTCTCTGCCAGCGCCTTATGCTCCACCGCCGCCGCGTTGATCGTGGGAATGTAGCGTTGCAGCGAGTCGTACTCGCCGCGGAAGGCCGATTGCATCGACTCGATGACCTGGGTGGCACCGCCCGATACATTTTGAAAAGAGGTGATGTCCGAAGACAACTTGATCATGCTGGTGGAAACCTTGGCCGCCTCATCAGCCCCGGCCCCGAGCTGCAAAAACATGTTGCCCATGCTGCCCACGGCGTCCAGGGCCTCTTGCTTTGCCAGGCCCATCGAGACGGCCGCGCCATCGGCCCAGCGCGAAAGCGCCGCGCCCTGCTCGCCACCAAACAAGGTGTTGACCTTGCTGACCGTCTCGCGCATGTCGCTGGCAGCGCTGGTCACCGAGTTGATGCCCGACACCACCGCGCCGATACCCACACCAGCAGCCAGCCCGGCCAGGGCGCCCTTCAGCACGTTGACCGTCCCCGCCAGCGACTGCATATTATTGCGCACAGAAGCAAAGGCGGCGTCCGTCTTTTGCTTGGCATCCAGCAGGATCGACAGCTTGACATCGGTCATCGGGTCACCTTCAAAGGGGTTGACGCTTTGGTTCTAAATGCGCTCGCCGCGCAGCTTGCGGACAAAATTGCTCCGGATGTTGGCCCGCGCCGTTTTTTCGTGGGCGTCCCAGAACGGATCGATGATCGGGCGGGCCGGGGTGCGCAAGCTAGCCGTGCTCTTGCGCAGGAAAAAGACATTGCGCCGCCGGCTCTTTTTTCCGCCGAACATGGCGCGATCGACCAAAGAGCCCTGACCGCGCAAGTACTCGCGGATGCTCTCGTTGCGCCGCCGGAAGTAGGGCGCATCGGCCGAAGTGGTAAAGCCTTCCTGATGGGCCTGGGCAATCTTGCGCCAGGAGGCCGACGATGCCGTGCCCACAAAACCGATCTTCAGCGAGAAGGGGGACTGCCCGGCAACCTCGTACCCGATGGCCCGCGACAGCTTCTGCAATGGGTTGTTGCCCCTCAGTCTGCCGCCCTGGCCCAGCGTGCGCCGGATCATCGACAGCGGCGCAAAGCGCCGACCGCCGGGCGCCCCCTTGCGGATCTCGGCCCGCAGCAAGCGCATCAGGCGGAAACCCTCCACGCGCACCGCCGTGTTTTCGGCCTTTATGGCATCGGCCTGGGCTCTTCGGACTTCGGCCTCGGCTTTTGAAAGCCCATTAACGATCGCCGTTACTTGCAGCATCGCCACCACCCCGTTCCGATGATCGACCCAGCTCGAAACGCTCCAGCACCTGGATCTTGCGCCACAGCCCCAGCGACCACTCCAGCCCCAGCCAGCGCGCGCACATGCGCACGGCCACGTAATCCAGACCCAAGCGCCCACAGCCACCCGAACGCCACTGCGTGCACACCGCCATCCATAATTTCCAGGCCTCTTGATTCTCCGGCCACAGCACCGGTGCCGCGGCGTCCCACTGACAGGCATCGCACGGTGTCGGCTCCTTGAGCTTTTCGCTCCACTTTCGGCACTCGGCGCATCGCTCTAATTGCTCCCTGCCTGAGCGATAGGCCCAGGCGTCGGCAAGTTTTTTTCCTCTTCCCTTTTGCCCCAGGTCTCGGCCACAATGGCATCGAAGAGACTTCTGCAATCGGGCAGCGTCAAAGCCTCCAGGCGATCTGCGGAAACCTGCGTCAGCAGCACCGCATCCAGCTTGGCGCCGTAGTTCTCGACCGTGATGCCTTCGGACAGCCCGCCCGCCGTTATCCCGAGGGGCTCCAGTTCCCTGGTCTGCCCGCGCGTAAGCGGCTTGACCTGGATCACCTCGCCATCGCTTAATTTTACTTCCCGCATGATTCTCCGCCGCTCCTTTTGCTCTCCGCCCGTTTGAAGCGCGACCCGGCCCCGGCCCGTTACTTCCGAAACCGGATCGTGTTGCCTCCAGCGCACCGGCCCCTTGCCGGCCCGCATTCTGCCTTGTTATGCGTGCTGGTCGATGTTGGTCAGCCGCATGACCACCGCCGAGGCCTCCGACCCGTTGGTGTAAAAACCCTGGTAATCGAGCGTTACCACCAGCCCCCGGGGGGTGCTGATCGGAACGCCGGTGACCGCCACTTCCACTTCCTGGATTTCGACTTCGAAAGCGTTGGTGGTGGTGTCGGTGAGCGTCAGCTTCAGACTCGTTTCCGTGACATTGAGACCCTTGTTGATCAGCGCAAATGCCGCATCGTCGCACAAGCACACCAGTTGTCCCGACACCCCCACCACGCCTTCCGGAATATCTCCGCGCACGCCGCCGCCACCGATGACGAACTGCTCGCCGTCCAGGTCCATGTCCACGTTGATCGAAATGGTGCGGGCATTGGCCATGGCCGAACCGGCTTCGAGGATCGCGGCCTGGAAGTTGGCCACACGGTCGAGCATGGCCACGGCATCGGTGGGCGAAGCGTCAATTGACGAAGTATCGTTGAAATCAAAATCCGCGCCCATAACGTTCATGGTGGCCACCAATTCGCCGTCGCCGCCGACCTCCATGGCAAAAGAGGCGATCTTGCAGCCGACGTACTTTTCAAACGTGGTCGTCAGGTCGGCCAGTTGCTTTTCCAAAGTGAAGAACGGCTGGGAAGAGGGCACCTTGAATTCGTGGATAAACGCCCGACAGGTCCAGGTGATGCCGTCATCGACCACGGTAGCGCCGATGGTGGTCGGCCAGGTGGGCTCGCTGGCGCCGCTGGACCCAGTATCCGTCGTCGCCTCGTAGTAGCGGCCGTTGGGCACCGTGGGGATCACCAGCGCACCGGATGCATAGTTGTTGGTCGCCTGCCAGGTGGCCGCCGCGCCCCCGGCGGTCACCGGATCGCCGAACATCAGTTGCAGCCAGTACCACAGCGCCCGGCCGTCGACCGGGATCACCAGCGGGCCGCCCACATCCTTGTTCCCGCGGAACGGCTGCACCGGGTTGCGCCCGCCGGTCATGGTGCCGGGCTTGTTGATCGATTGACTGGGCAGTACATCACACGAATTGAACGGAACCTTGACCGCATCCGTGGCCTTGGTGGAAATGTCGGACTGCACGCCGATGAGCACCGCCGCGGTAGAACCTTTTTGCTGTGCCATAGTTTTCTCCTATGCCGCGACCGGTGCCGGGCATGCGCCCGCCGGCCGGAAGTCGTCAAATCAATCCAGGGGCGCCTGGCCCATCACCAGCAGCTCTTCGATTTCCAGCGCCAGAAAGCCGTCCACGTAGTCATGGGCACCCAGGGTATCGGTGGCCTGATCGGCCGCGATGATCGTCATGCGGTCGGGCAGGGCGCCGGACACGGCAGCAAGCAAAAGCGCCAGACCGTCGCCGATGGCCTCAAGCCCAGTCGGTTCCACCAGGTTTCCCACGCCCGTTTCCGCCATGCCCGCCACGCGCAAACCCATCCAGGCCGAAAGCCCATAAGCCACCGCCCGCTTGTCCTGGGCCGCCCGCCGCTCCGGATCTCCGAACGCCACAAACGGGCGGTGGC